GAGAAGAGAGGAACTACTTGAACAAATTCAAGAAGACGGAACCTATTTACCAAAATCCATTTTACATGCGGATTTAGATAGGGGTATGTTAGATTTTGTTAGAGACGAATTAGGTATTTCAGTAAACGGTAAGAATATAAAAAACATAGATTTAATTATAACCACACAAAATTGGGCACAGTTTACTGAGACTTGGAATTTTCAGGATTTAGATAAAAATATTAAACCACCTTTTGTCGCCACGGTTAGAAATCCCGATGTTAAGTTTGGGACGAATCCGTCATTACAATATACCATACCAAATAGAAGACAATTCTATTACGCTAAAGTACCAACGTGGGACGGTCAAAGAAAAGGTATGGATATATATAAAATACCTCAACCCGTTCCTGTAGATATTACTTACAATGTAAAAATATTCTGTAATAGAATGAGAGAGTTAAATGACTTTAATAAAAAGGTGTTACAGAAATTTTCATCTAGACAGGCATATACGGAAATAAAAGGTCACTATATACCAATGATATTAAACAGTTCATCTGACGAATCTGTTTTAGAACTTGAGAAAAGAAAATACTACGTACAAAACTACGAATTCTTAATGATGGGATTCTTATTAGATGAAGAAGAGTTTGAGGTATCACCCGCAATATCTAGAACCGCAACTATATTTGAGGTTGATTTACTTAATACAGGTAAGAGAGTTGAGAAATTACCTTCGAATCCAAGCGATTTCGATTTAGACATTATTTTTGTTAGTGGTTTAGAATCTTTAACTGAAACTTACAGATACGAAATTGACTTAACAATATTAGAAACGTCTAATGTAGATAGTTATTCTGTTTATATTAATAATAACTATATTGGTGATGATATCACAACAATAAAAGTATCAACTAATGATGAAATTAAGATTGATGTAGTTAAAATAGATATAACCAAACAGTCAGTATTAAAATCTAAAGCGAGACTTTTATAATTACTCTCCGTAGATATCTCTAACTTCTTTACAATTATCCTCAATTAACTTTTCTAAGAATTTATAAATCTTTAAACCGTGTTTTTCGCAGTATAGTTTTAAAGTCTTATGTGACTCAGGTGAAATTTTTATGTTTTTTATTTTACTCATCCATGTTTTTTTAAAAAGTAGAAAAAAGGTAGAATTTTTTCCTACTCTTTATAAATATAGTCTTTAACTAATAGTTTTTTCATCTTTTTGCTAATATTTATCTATAAATAAAAACTTAAGAAAAAAATTACACAATGGCGACATCTAACAAAGTATTCGTATCTCCGGGTGTTTATACATCAGAAAGAGATTTAAGTTTTGTAGCACAAAGTGTAGGAGTAACAACTCTTGGGTTAGTAGGTGAAACAATTTCGGGACCAGCATTCGAGCCGATTTTCATTACTAATTACGATGAGTTCCAATCCTATTTTGGTGGTACAAATCCAACTAAATTTGTAAATACTCAGATACCTAAGTATGAGGCGGCTTACATAGCTAAGTCTTATCTACAACAATCAAATCAATTGTTTGTAACAAGGGTACTTGGATTATCAGGGTATGACGCAGGACCTTCATGGTCAATAACAACTATCGGTAACTTAGATAGTTCAGGAACAACCGCAACGGGACAAACTGGACCATTTACAGTCTCATTCTCCGGAGTTTCAGGAACACCCGCAAGTGTGGCTATTACCAATTATGGTGGTCTACCCGCTTCAATTCAAGGTGTGATAACAGATTCATATACAACATATACGGGAGGAATATCAACTTTACAATCAGATATGGAAGGTTATTTCTATTCTGAGATTGTAGACAACGCAAATTCAGGACAAACTTCCTATTTTTGGGGAGCGGTTGATTCGACCACATACGATAATATTACAGGGGTAACTAGTACACCTAATTACGTAAGTAATGTAAATGTTTTAGGTGTTGAAAATGTACAGTTTGAATCAATGGATTTAACTGACTCAGTAAACGACCCATGGTATTACGCATTATTTACAGAATCTAATGGTGTTTATAATGGTACAGGTTTCGGATTTGGTGTAACCACGTTAGTAAATACGGTTGGTTTAGAATATCAAGGGACCGCTCAAGTTTACGTAACTAATTATACGGGTACACCATATAATGATTATCATGATGTGGTAGTAGCTACTTTACGTTCACGAGGTATCGATACATATACTACTGATGATGGTCCAGTATATGAGGTATCGGGATTAACTGCGGTTACTATGGATTGTACGGGAAATTACTCGGACGTTAATACTAACCCTTTCTCTACATTTGGACTTTCAGCAACAACTGCTGATGGAGATAACTTCTTTTTCCAAACATCCTTTAACGTATCTAATTCAAATTACTTATCAAAGGTATTTGGAAAATCGAATTTTGCAAAACCAAAATCCGAAGTACCTTTATTCGTAGAAGAAGAATATTATAACTTATTAAATACAGGTTACAGATTAGGTCGTGTTCGTGGTTTGAATTGTACACTAACTGATTTACCAAGTGCTAGACAAGATTTAGGAACTAATACAAGTATTGGTTGGTATCTGGAACAATATCAGACACCTGAAACACCATATTTTGTTTCTGAACTAAGAGGTAACCAAGTTTATAATATGTTTAAAGTTATAACCATATCTGACGGTAATGCAGCAAACAGAGAGGTTAAAGTATCAATTATGAATATCTCATTTAATAATGGGACGTTTGATGTTGTAGTACGTGATTTCTTCGATACAGATGCAAATCCTGTAGTTTTAGAGAAATTTACTAACTGTACTATGGATATCAACCAAAATAGTTTTGTAGCTAAGAAAATTGGTACATCCAATGGTGAATTTGAATTAAGGTCAAGATTTATAATGTTAGAAATGAATGAAGATGCACCTATGGATTCACTACCTTGTGGGTTTAGAGGATATCAAACTAGACAGTATTCAGGAGTTAAATCACCATTCTTAGAATATAAAACAAAATATGACACACCAGGTGAAGTTATTTGGAACCCACCATTTGGTGCGGCTTCAGGTACGGACAATGAAACAAGAAGTTCAGGTGATAGAGTAAGAAGAACATACTTAGGTGTTTCCAACACTGCTGGTATAGATGTAGATTTCTTATCATATAAAGGAAAACAAAATCCTACCAATTTGAGTACTGCTACTGATTCTCAACCATGGTCTTACCTAACTAAAGGTTACCATATGGATTCAGGAGCGACTGTAATAACGATTTCATCTAATTATGTTACTTCAGGTGAAACAGCTTTTGAAGTAGGTGATGCTAGTTTTGACCAAGAACCTCAAAATGAAAGTAACCCATATTACAGATTAAACGCACGTAAGTTCACTGTAGTACCATCAGGAGGTTTTGATGGATGGGACATATATAGAGAATATAGAACTAACGGAGATAGATACCAATTAGGAGCGGCAGGTTTTAGAGCAGGAGCTGCACCTTCAATAAATTACCCAACTGCAACAGGGTGGGGAGCGTTTAAACAAATTGTTGGTCCAGACAAATTAACTTGGGCAAACACTGATTATTACGCATACCTATGGGGTCAGTACACATTCAATAATCCCGAATCAGTTAACATTAACGTGTTCACTACATCTGGTATTGATTATGTTAATAACTCAAATTTAGTTGAGTCGGCAATTGACATGATTGAACAGGACAGAGCGGATTCAGTTTATATTTGTACAACACCTGATTATCAGATGTTTACACCTTCTTTAGGGAATTTCGATACAGACTTCATTTATCCTGAAGAGGCGGTAGATAATTTAGAGGATACAGGAATTGACTCTAACTACACTGCAACTTATTATCCATGGATTCTTACAAGAGATACGGTTAATAATACACAGATTTATCTTCCACCAACAGGTGAGGTTGTTAGAAACTTAGCTTTAACAGATAATATTGCTTTCCCATGGTTCGCATCGGCGGGTTATACAAGAGGTTTAGTAAATTCTGTAAAAGCACGTAAAAAACTAACACAAGAAGATAGAGACACACTTTATCAAGGTAGATTAAACCCAATTGCAACCTTCTCTGATGTCGGTACAGTTATTTGGGGTAACAAAACTTTACAGATTAAAGAATCTGCACTTGATAGAATAAATGTTAGAAGATTATTACTACAAGCACGTAAGTTAATTTCGGCAGTAGCGGTAAGATTGTTATTCGAACAAAACGATGAACAAGTTAGACAAGAGTTCTTAGACTCAGTTAATCCTATCTTAGATAGTATTAGAAGAGACAGAGGTTTGATTGACTTTAGAGTTACAGTTTCAAACACACCTGAAGATTTAGACTCTAATACGTTAACAGGTAAAATTTACTTGAAACCAACAAGAGCACTTGAATTTATAGATATTGAATTCTTGATTACTCCTACAGGAGCATCTTTTGAAGATATTTAATAACTAACTATATTTATATTAAGGAGGAGGGTTAATTCCCTCCTCTTAGCCAATTAAACGTTTAAACAAAAATAAAATGGAATTCAAGAAAAAAACACTTAACGAGTCGTTAAACGTAAAGTCTGACGGAAAAAAGTCTTTTTCTAAAAAACCTCAGAATATTGTAATATCTGAGTCACAACTAGAAAGACTAATGGTAAAAATTAATAAAAAAAACTAAGTAGAGAAATGAGTTTAAATAAGGTTATTAGAGAATTTTATCACGAAAAAAAATTACAAGAAGGGTTTGACCCTGAAGGTAATCCTGATTTAAAGTATTATGCTTTTGATTGGGACGATAATATTGCTACTATGCCAACACAAATTATACTTTTGTCCGATGAAGACGAAGAGGTAGGAATGTCAACAGAAGATTTTGCGGACTATAGGGGTATGATTGGTAAAGAACCTTTTGAATATAAAAGTAAAATGATTGTGGGGTATGCCGATGACCCTTATAGAAATTTCGGAGTTAAAGGTGACAATGCCTTTATAGTCGATTCCCTATTAGCAAAACCAGGACCATCATGGAATGATTTTGTTGAAGCAATAAACGGGGGGTCAATTTTTTCAATAATCACTGCAAGAGGTCATACACCATCGGTATTACGTGAAGCGATTTATAATATGATAGTGACTAACCATAACGGTATTAGTAAGGAGTCTTTAATTGACAATCTTAAAAAGTATCGTAATATGTCGGGTGATGAAGAAAAGGATTCGTCCATAATGATTAATGATTATTTGGATTTAAATAAATACCATCCTGTAACATATGGTGAAGGTAACGCGGCGGACCCTGAGGAGGGTAAAATTAAAGCGTTAAGGAGTTTTATTGCGTATGTTAAAGAAATGAGTGAGAGAATTGGTAAAAAAGCCTTTCTTAAGAATGATATAAAAAATAATTTCATACCAATGATTGGGTTTTCTGATGACGACCCAGGCAATGTAGAAAAGATTAAAGCATTTTTAGATAAAGAATATAAAGATAAACCAGTTAAAATGTATTTAACTAAAGGAGGAGATAAAAAAGAAGTATAATTATTATTATATTTTATTTGCTCTAGTAGATTACTGAAAAAAAAATAAAAGTAAATAGAAAAACTTTTAAACTGGATATTTATAATTAAATAAACTAAAGAAATATAAAACCAAAATACAATGGCAGACTTATTAATGAAAATGCCCGTTCCCTATGAACCAAAAAGGAAGAACCGATTTATACTATCGTTTCCATCTTCATTGGGTATTAATTCTTGGTATGTTGAGTCTACATCAAGACCTAACATCCAAATCGGGTCAACAGAGATTCCTTTTTTAAACACCTCTACATACGTAGCGGGTAGATTCGTGTGGAACACGATAAACGTTACATTCCGTGACCCAATTGGACCATCAGCGTCACAAGCGTTAATGGAGTGGGTTAGATTACATTCAGAGTCCGTAACAGGACGTATGGGATATGCTGCAGGTTATAAGAAAGACTTAGACCTAGAGATGTTAGACCCAACAGGTGTGGCGGTTGAAAAATGGATTCTACAAGGAACATTTTTAACTGATGTTAATTTCGATAGTTTAGGATATAGTGATGATGCGTTAGCTACAATTACTGCTACATTACGTCCTGATAGATGTATTTTGGTATACTAATATAAAACAAGTATTGATAATAAACCAATCAATTGTATATTTAAAACCATAGGGGTCATTGAACTTCTATGGTTTTTTATTTAAATAAACTATTATGGACCAAGGAAAACAATACGGACAAGCAAATATGAACTTACCACATGATGTGGTACCATTACCATCACAAGGTATTTTTTACACTAATAAGAAAAAATCACTTAAAGTCGGTTATTTAACCGCTCAGGATGAAAACTTATTACTATCTAATTCAGGAAGTAAAAACTTAGTGATGACATTACTAAAAAATAAAATTTACGAACCTGATTTTAATGTTAACGAATTATTGGATGGAGACGCTGAAGCTATCTTAATATTTTTAAGAAATACTGCGTTTGGTTCTGAATATAACTTTGTATTAAAAGACCCAAAAACAGGTAAAGATTTTGAAACTAATGTAGCTTTAGATGAGTTAAACATTGAAAAACCTAAAATAAAACCTAATGAAAAAGGTTTATTTGAATTTAATTTACCAAAAACGGGTGTCAATGTCGTATGTCGACTTTTAAATATTCAAGACACTAATGAGTTATCTGAATTACCTGATTTATACCCTAACGGAGTAACTGTACCCCTTGTTACTAAACGGTTAGAAAAAATAGTAGTTTCTATTGACGGTGATGAAAACAGAGAAAAAATATCAACATTTATAAGTACGCTACCTATTATGGATTCAAAATTTATTAGAAACACAATGAAAGATTGTGAACCTAAGTTGGACCTTAATAGAACTACTACAGCCCCGTCAGGAGAAAAAGTGACTATGCGTATCACTTTTGGGGCAGAGTTTTTTCGTCCTTTCTTCTAACTATAGGAAAATTATGCTCGATGAGTTCTATTATCTAAGTAAACATGTTAATATGTCTTA